GGGAAGCGCTTTCCCGTGCCGTCGTGGGTGCCGATCGCCGTGCTTTTGTTGATGCTATGCATATCGCACGAGCCATGGGTAGCGTCTGCCGTGACGGTGTTGGCGGCGCTGCTTATCTTGGCCATTGCGGGCGATTACGGCTCGATCGTTGCTAGAGTTCTCCAACAGCGTTGGCTCGTGCTACTTGGCGCGGCGAGCTATTCGCTATATCTGCTCCACCAGCCGGTGCACTTTTACATGACTTGGCTGTTGGGCGAGAGCAAATGGCTCGTGCCGTTACAGTATTTGGTAGTCGTCGGAGGCTCCGTCGTGGTCTTCCTCTACATCGAAGAGCCAGCGCGCGAGTGGATCCGATCACGTGTACGTATGAAGCCATCTGCTATCGAGGAAGTCGCCGATCGCCCACTCTGATCGCAATTCTCGTTGGCCGAATAGCGGCAGCGCTGATAGACCACCGCGCCATGACAGTGCCGCTTTCTGCCAAGCTCGCCAAATCCCTCAGTTTCATGCGCCACGTTCGTGGCTGGCCAGCGATCGCCACTAGACTTGCGAAGCATGACGCCGAGTTCGAATGTCGGCGGGGTGAGGTCCGCTTCGCAGGCAATCTGAAGTCGTTGATCGACCGCGAGGCCTATCTCTACGGTTCATACGACTGGCACAAAATCGCACCCTTTCTCGCCCGGGCGAGCCGGCGCGGGACGATCGCTGACGTCGGCGCAAACATCGGGAACCACGCGCTAGCGTTCGCCCGCCATTTCAATAGCGTGATCTCGTTCGAGCCAAATCCACAGGTCTGGCCGCGGGTCGAGCAGAATATCGCGATCAACCCTTGGGCGAAGGTTGAATTGCGCAAGGTCGGATTGGGGGACGCAGTTGCCGACTTGCCAATCTTCGTCAATGACAACCACGGCCTGTCTACCTTTCTCGATGGAGAATTGGACAACGCTCATGGCGTCAGTGCGCACATTGCTGTCGGCGATGAAGAATTGCGCGGCGTAGCCATCGACGCAATCAAGATCGACGTCCAGGGGTTCGAGCCGAACGTGCTCCGCGGACTTCGTGAGACGATCATCGCTAACCGTCCTCTAATTTGGGTCGAGATCAGCGAGACCACTCTTCACACGCCGACCACCTCCGCGCTTGCGGAACTGATTCCGGTCCCATTTCGATTGATGCTGTACACGAGCAAAAAGGGCGCGCTCTTCAATCGGACGGTACTTGTCGATCACAAATCCGAGCGCTTGCCGGTCGGGGATTACCTTGTCATCCCCGAGGGCTACAACACCTCGCCAGCATCGGACAGAATGTCGCGCCAGTAACTAAAGGCGTCGTCCAACTCCGCGCTCGACAGCATCTTGGTATAGATCGCGATCCCCGCAATCGTCGCGCCGGGTGTTGTAGTGGTATAGAGGTGCGTCCGTAGCTTGCGTGTGGTGCTGCCCATCGGGTTGGCGGTTCGTGTGGTCGCGAATACCGAAGCACTGCGGACCGATCCAGACCGTTGGAAGAAACCTTGGGCGGTGGTTGTGTTATACTCCGATACGCCCATGCTCCAGGTCGTGGCGCCATTGGCGAAACCTGAGCTGGTGGAGACGTTGACCACCGTGCCAACGCTGTCGCGACCGAAGGTTTGGACCTCAAACAAGCCGGGCACCAGCATGCCCAATGAACCGCCGTTGATGTCGTCCGACAGGATGCCTTGATTGATCGCGGATTTGTAGACGGCGAGCAGAGTAAGTGCGCCGCCAAGGTTGAAGATGTCGCGCGCGAATCCCGGCAACTCGAAAAAGCGGGTGAAGGCGCGCATCGATTGTGACGAGGTATTGACGCCGCCGGTGAGGCTATACGTGCCAGCGCCGCCAGTTCCGGTCGCAAGCGACGAGATGACGCCCAGACTTCCGCCCACGCCAGTGGTCAACTCAATTGTTTGGCCGACCGCGAGGGGGTCGCCGGTCACGGTGCCGGTGACCGTCAGCAGGTTGCCGCCCGTGATCGCCCCGCTGAAGGTGGTAGCCATCGGACCGCCGACCAAGCCGACAGCCGCTGGCGTACCGATCAGCCGTCCATCGTTGGCGCCAGTGAATAGGTTGACCGTTGGCGAGTCGTTGAGCGAGGTGCCGAACATGTAGGCAGCATAGCCGGCGCCGAAGTTCGGACAGGACCGCGTGCGGCCATAGCCAAGCGCAGACGCATCGACGCCGGCGAAGGGAATAGCAACTCTCATGTCAGGGGCACCTCACAGATAGGCAGCCAGCGATACATCGGCAGGCGCAGGCCATAGGGATCGAAGATCAGCGTGGAATCGGCGCGGGTTTCGGCGATGTTGGTCCACCCCTTGGTGGTGTTGCCGGCGTAACCGCAGCGGAACTTCCAGGTGTTCGCGGGAGCAGCTGGCGCGTCCCATACGATGCGATCGCGCGCGACCACGCGAGGGTTACTGAGTGTCTTCGCGACGCCGCTCGAGTCGACAGCCGCAACGCCCCAGTTCGAGAGAACGGTGGTGTCGGCAACTGTCAGGCCGCCAGCAATCGTGTGGCCCGCACGGACGGGGAAGGTCGCGACGATCTGCGAGTTCTGCGCCGTGAAGGTCGGCACCATCGGTCCGATACGCAGGCCATCGAACATCAGGCGCTTAAGGTGCCAGCCGAAATAGGCACCCATTTGCTTGCTGCCAGCGCCGGTCATGTGGACGTCGTTGACGCCGTTCTGCACCCCGTACTGGATGCAAGCTAGGATGAACTCTGGGTGATCGATTGCGAGTTGGAGCTGATCGAGCGCAACGTGCGGAATCGGCGCGTTGAAGGCTGGATTGGTATGCGTCGCCGTTTGGCCGATCAGCAGCGGAAGTCGTGCGTTCGGACTAATGAGCTTGAGGGTGATCGCCTTAGCTTGGCGCTGCATCTGCACGGTCTGAGCCCGAGTGTAGAACCATTTTGTATCCGCCCCGCTCGGATAATTTGTGCTGTCGGAGGCATTATCGTTCGTCCCAGTGACGATCATCTGCGCCGCCGGCGCATAAGACTTGCCGAGCGCCCCATAGAGTGCCTGGGCCTGCTCAAAGCTGGCATAGACACGCTGCGCTGTTAGGCCGGTGAGCGTTTCATCTTCGGTTGTTATACTGCCGCCGTTCCGACCGTCATCGGAAAGCAAGAAGCGCATCCCAGCCACGAGGAAGTCGATGCCGTCTTCGTCCTTTAGGAGCTGTACAATCATCTGCGCGCAGCCGGTGAGCGGCGTTTCACCGTGGCTGGTCCAATCATCGGCGTCGGCGCTGTAGCTGATTTCAATGGCCGGTGTGAGCGCGGCGCGGTTCGAAATCAGGTCGGGATCTGACGCGCTCGAGATGTCACTGATGTCATCCGGGACGATACTAGCTTTTGTAAGCCCGGCATTGCCGAACATATCCGAGGTTGTGCTTGTGCCCACGGTTATGACCGGCGAGCCATGCCCTAGCGATAGCGATTCGCCGGACATATGTAGGCCGATGCGTTCCGCAATGATGCGCATATTGGCGATCGACGGATCGGCTGGTCCACGAAGGGCTGCCACGATTCGGTTTGACATCGCCTCGATGACCTTGTGCTGCAAGGTGGTCGGCGTTGCCTTCAACCAGTTGTAGCCGTTGCTGTCGACTAGCGAGAAGGTTGCGGCGCCGGGCGCGCTGATCAACGGCAGCTTGGCAGCATAGACTTCTAGGGCTGCCAGTCGCGATTTGATCAGGTCGATGGCGGCGTGCTTGATATCTGTGAGCGTGACGTTGAGCCAGCGATAGCCCGCTGTATCAGTCAGAGCGAAACCGGCAGGCCCGCGAAAAAACCACGAGATAGAGGCAGCACTTGCCGCCGCCGCAGCAGCAGACGCCGCCGCTGCCGCCGCACTCGAAATCGCCTGCCTGATCAGCGAAGCGCCGCCCAAGGCCAAATCGGCCGCAACCACCGCTATATTGCTGGCCCCGCTCAACAAGTCCGCAGCGACCGTCCCGATCTTGCTCGCCGCGCCGAGCGCCAAGTCGGCAACAACTGCAAGAAACCCCGGAGCGGTCGTGGCCGCCGCGACCGATGCCACCTGCGCATCCAACTGCGTCAGGTCGTACAGCTGAAGGTCATGGACCATCGGCGCGAGATACGATCCGTCCGCCGACGCGATCTGAACGTCATAGGCACCGTTGGCGGCCGCGAACCCCACCAGCCCGGACGTCGCCGCCGTCGTCGGATTCGCCAGGCCGGCATTGGCACTGTCGAAGATCGTTGCCAGCGTCGTCGTACCCGCCAGAAACACGGTGACCTTGGCGAACGGCAACACGGCCCCCGTGTCGCCACGGGAGGCGATGAACTCGTAATATTGCATATTGAGGCCAGTCCTTTGGGAAGACGTGGTGTGGTTATGCGGCGGATCCGGTCATCGTGCCGTTGTTGGTGACGGTGACGGCGTTGCCGTTTTTGCGGACGGCGAAGCCGGCACCGCCGCCGGGCGTACCTCCGCTCGACGGGCTGCCTGCGGTCGCATAGCTGCCGCCGGCGCCGCCGCCCGGCGAGCCGCCGGCTCCGCCTGCGGACCAGCCCTGGCCGTCATTGCCGATCGTCAGGTAACCCTCGCTACCGGCACCGCCTTGACCGTTCGGCGCACCGCCACCGCCGCCGCCGGTGCCGATCTTGTAGGGGGAAGCCATCGCGTTCGATCCGCCGCCACCGCCGCCGCCGCGCACCGCGCCGCCGGCGTTGATCGTGATCCCGCCCGACATCGGTACTCGGACATAGATGGCATCGCCGCCGGCCATGCCGGCACTGCCGCCGCTCCCGCCGTCACCGCCGCCGCCGCTAATCGAGCCGCCGTTCTGGATGACCAATGTCAGCGCGATCGCATGGGACGTGGTCGGCCAGCTGCCGGTGTCGATGCCGATGCCGCCGCTCGCAAGCCCGGTGACGTTGACGCCATTGGGGACGTTGAAGGTCACCGTCGCGTCCGAATTGCCGGTATAGCCGGCGGCGTCGGCCAAAGACCGCAGGTTGACCGCCGATCCCGACGGCACGCTGATCGTTGCGGTGAATGCCCCTGGCGGCACGGCCGGCGCCCCGGCGCTCCCCGGTGCGGCTAGCACGTCCCAATATGCATTGGCCTGGCCGGTGCCGGTCGGCGCATGGCCGCTGAAATTGTCCTGGGTCGCGACGTAGCTGCCGCCGCCATAGGCGACGCTGTTATTCAGGAAATAGGTCGCTCCGCTGCTATAATCGCCGCGGGGCGTCAGGCCGGACAGCGATTGCGGCGCGGTCCAGATGCCCAACAGAGTTCCGTTCGCCGTCTTGAGCGCCGTGCTGGACCAGATCGTTGCTGTGCCCGCCGGTATGCCGTCATACCAACCCGACGGATTATCCCCGCTGGGCGTCGACGGCTGGGCGTAGGAGCGCATGAACTTGATGTCGCGATAGCCGGCGCGCGCTGGCGCCGAGCTGATCGCGATCGAATAAGCGGTGGCCGTGGCAAGATCCTCGAGCCCACGGCCGTAGATGTTGAACGAGGGAAGCTTGACGTAGATCGTGTCGCCGACATTGCTGGCGTCATAGCCGAACCTGAAGATCGCATCGTCGATCCGCGCGAAGTTGGTCCCACTGGCATGCGCGCCAGAAATCGTACCGCGCTGGCCGCGACGGAGCTGGGTCAGGTTATAGCGGTTGGCTGCCGTCAGGGTTGCCGTCCGATAAGACACCACCTCGTCGCCGACCATGCACAACGTAACCCCAGCGTCGCGATCCGACGTGCTGACGCTGTCGAGCTGTCCCAGGCTGTTCGACAGATCGACCGCCAGCGTGTTCGTCGTATCCGGATCGGCACCCGTCGCCAGCGCAGAGGTGAGCGTGCCATAGCGCGCCGGCCCATTGATCGTCCCGACCATCGAATAATTGGCGCCGTCGGTGCTGATCCAGACCTGACAGCCGCCCCAGGTCGGCGATGTCGACGCGGCGGCCACCCACATTTCGGCATCGAGCCCGGCGAGGTTCGGCGGCGCAATGAACAGCCAAGGTGCCGATACCGATCCGGGCGCGATATCGGTGTTCGCCTTGTATCCGTCCGAGCCGGAGTGGGAGGCATAAAGCGCCGCCGAGGCAATGCCGATGGGGACGCCTTCCGCCGTGATCGCCAGCAACCCGTCGGCGTCCTCGCCAATCTCGATGATCCGCACCAGCACGCGATCGAGCTGCAGTGAATCGGTCGCCGTCGTCAGCGTGACGAGATCGGTTGGCTCGAGCAGCGCGAAGTTCCATGGCAGCTTGAACGCATATTTCTCGCGCGTGTAGAGAACGCGCTGGGCATAGAGCTGCACCGCCTTGCGTGCGATGTCGGCGTCGCAAATGCAATGGACCGTCGTCGGATCCTGCTTGCGCCGCCCGAACGTGACGATGTTGTCCAGGTCCTGGGCGGTCGCGATGCCGACATTATATTGCTGGCTGCGGTCGAGGAACTCGAACTGAACGATGTTATAGGCGTCGGACTGGTCGACGATCTCGATCGACACGGCATTGCCGCTGTCGTCGACGATCAGGTCGTCCTCGGTCAGGTCATAAGCGGGTGTGAGGTTCGGATTCCAGGTGGCGCTGTTGCCGGATGCCGGTGCGTCGCCATAGGGCCGGATCTTGAGCACACCCTCGGACCAGAAGGCGGCGGAGTTCGTCGCGGTCAGCCATTCTTCCAGGATCGACGCCGCGCCCGACTGCGATTCGAGCACCGGCGACAAGAGTAAATTGTTGGCGCGGCAATAAAGCGAATAATCGGACAGGTCGCCGATCAGCCCCGATCCCCACATCGGCACGCCGTAAGCGGGATTGGTCAGGAAATCGGTGATGATATCCTTCGGGTCGGCGTCGCCGTTCGCGACACCGCTCAGCTGCACGCCGAAGTCGATTTCGAAACTGTGGTTCGACAGCGTCGCACTGTCGGCCAGGTCGTAATCCTGGGCATAGACGTAAGCGATGCCGCTATAGGGGATCGCCTGCGCCGGCACTTTGGAAGTCAGGTAACTCCACACCGGTTGCGTCGGGCTGCCCGTCGCCAGGCTCAACCCGGCAACCGACAGCGACGTCAGCACGGCGGTGTCCTTGTAGATCGTGCGAATGCCCCGAATACCGCTGGCGCCGCCCTCGCAAATGCCCATCATGATCGAGGCGGTATAGGTGTAGGTCGTGTTCTTCGACCCGCCGCCTAGACCCTTGCCGCCGGTTTTGGTGGTGTGCGCAATCGCCGTGAAGGCGCCGTACCACATCAGATTGCACTTCATCCGGCCGCGGCCCCAACCTAGGGAGATGGGCAGGCCTAGGGTAGACGATTGGACCTGCAGCCCGTTGAGCTTCGGCGACGTGGTCGAGGTTGACTTGCCGCCCATCATTGATCCTCGAACAGGGTGAAGAACTTGACCGGCCGGGAGCGCAGCTCCTCGTCGCGGTCGGCATTGCCGCGGACCACGCCGCCGCCGCGGATCACGGCGTGCAGCACTTCGGGCAGAGCGATGACGATCGCGGCATGCGAATAGCAACGGCCGTATTTCCAGATCGCGAGGTCGCCGGGCCCGGCCGCTTCGCGCGGAATCTCGCGCGCGAACCGCGTGACCCAGCCCAGGAACTGCTCTTCGTCGCGATGCAGCATCCATTGCGGCGAGTAATCGGGCTCGACCCGCGGAATCAGCCCGACCGCTTCATACACCGCCGCCGGCAGCATCGCGCAGTCGACCCCGACGCCGCGCAACCGCGCCCGGTGATGATACGGCGTTCCTTCCCAGCCCAGTGCCTCGCGCACCACATCCTCGCGCGTCATCCGAACGCGGTCTCCGGCACCGGGACGTACGGCGTCGCCTTGAACCGCCCCAGATTGTTGAAGCGGACCGAACACCGGCTCTGCGTCAGATCGCACCCCGGGTAGGCAGTGAAGGTGTTGCCCGCGACCGGCAGCGCGGGAAGGGGAGAGACGAGCTGGAACAGGCCCGCCGCATCGTTCGCCATGATAGTCGCCGAGATGCCGGTATTCGGTCCCGACGTGAACACGATGCGCCCCTGCGCGAAATCATTGGCCGGTGGTGTCAGGCTGGTGTCGAACACCGTGAGTGTTGGGGCCGGCGACGCGCCGACAATGCCGGTCACCGCGAAGGCCGCCGGATTGAGCGCGCAGCCGGCGTCATAGACCGCATGGAGGCAGGCCGCTTGATAGAGGTTGGCCGGCATGTTGGCGTTGAGCAGCACGGTCCAGGACGACACCGTGATCGTGGCGCTGTCGCCGGTAATCGCGCTGATCGCGGTGACGCGCCCCGAAAACCTCAGCACCGTGCCGACCACCGGCAAGCCCCAATCGGTCAGGAACGCACGGTCCAGTCGGACATTCGCGCCATCGAACCCATGCCCCCGGATGAACGGGATGATCGGCACGCCGTTGATCAGATCGTCTGGGTTCGCGGCGATCGCCATGTCGACGGTCGTAACGTCGAGTCCGATCTTCTCGCTGATATCCTGCCGCTCGATCATCGGGCCAAGCGCGTAGAGGTGGCCGCCCGACACGATCGGCACGTCTCCGCCCGACCATCTGATGACGGCCCCGCCGACCAGCGTGATCGTCCACAGGTCGACCATCTGAAAGTCCGCGCCGCTGTTGAGCAAGGTGATCAGCGCAGGCGATGCAGCTTTCATGGTCAGCCCTTGGTCGTGGTGAAGGAGAGTCCGTCCTGCGACCACAGGCTCTGCATCATCTGGTTGAGCTCGAGCGCGTCGTCGTCGAAGCGACAAACGAACATGAAGCGCCCGGTCCAGGTCAGCACTTTTCCGGCTGCAGGCGCGCTGGCGAAGGTGATCGATCCGCGCGGACCGATCATGAAGCTCGCGACCGGCGTCGTGTCGGCAAACACGGTTGGCGTTCCGAGCACGCCGCCGACCGGCTCGGAAAAGGTCGCGTTACCGAACGCCATACTCCGAATAAGCTGGAACTTGGTGGTTACCCCGTCACCGATCCCGAACCGTTGTGCGGCCACGGTGTTGTCGCCCGGGTCGAAGAAGAAGAATTCCTGATATTGCCCGCCATGCAGCAGGAAGAACGTCGCCAGCCGATCGAGGTCCGGCGCCGACGGCAGGTCGCGCAGCACCTCATAAGCGACCTTGAATTGCCAGCGCGGATACGACCAGGTCTTGCGCCGCCGCTCGCGTCCGGAAGAGGCCGTTGCGATTTTCGTCGCCCACATAGGTTTCTTCACCATCAGGAACGATTGCCCGATCAACGTCGGGAACATGTCGGCATCGTCGATCGACGGATCGGCGGTGACGAGCCAGCGGGTCGGCAGATAGAGCGTGGGCAATCTCGTCTCCAATCGAATGGGCTGCGCGGATCGCCGCAGGGCGTTTGGGCACGGCGCTGTTGCCGCCGCTGCGATGCGGACGCGATGTGCGCAAACCCGTTCCGGTTCGGTATTTCGGCGCTTCGGACAGATCGCGGGCGGGGCGATCATGGCAAGGGAGTCAGCTCCGAAATCGTCGCATGACGCTCGAAGGTTTTTGCTCCGTTTTCGATCTATCGGCACGCAGTCCCTATTGCGAGGAGCCTGCCCAATGATAGCGTCGTCCCTTCACAACAGGGTCGCGGACGCGATTGCTGCAGTTCAAGCTCGGATCGATGCTAGCCCCGTCGTTGCGCGCAGCCAGATCAACGGGAGGAGAACCGAATGTTAAGATGGATGATCGGGCCGATCGCGTTGGCCATGGTCGCGACGCCAGCTGCCGCCGACAACAAGGACAAAAAAGAAAATGCGGCGGCCGTGGCGGCGATCAAGGCTCGGGCCGAGCAACTCCGCCAAGATCCGGCGGCAAGAAAGTGCCTCGGCGTGGACGCCGTGACTTGCCTTGCGACCTTGAGCTTCGGCGTGACGCTCATGACCGAGCCGCTCTGGATGGGAGGCGGTTACAAGCTTCCGAAGCCGGTCCAGCACGATATCGACGGACGTCCCATCTCGCAATTGGTGGAGTTCCTGGTCACGTTTGGATCGCGCGACAAGGACATCTTTGGACAGAATGTCTTGCACGCGCAGATGGATTTGTATGATGGCGAACACGTCACCGACGTGAAATTCTTCCTGAAACATGCCCCGTTGCTGGCTCGCACCCAGGAGGATTGGGATAACACGCACATTTTCGAGCTTGCCACCGCGGTTCTTGGATCCGAGTGCGTTGGGACTGACCGTCTGGCCTTTTACCGCCGATATGATGCGATGCAGAAACAATGGGCAAGCCGGGACCAGTACATGGAAATGCCGTCGGGCCCGAGCATCTCATCCGGCATGTTCGGCGATACTGAAATGTGCGGCGTCAGTGTGGTGGCGGGGTCGGTCGCCGGCATGGCTGCAGGCATCGGTTCGTACGGGGGCTCGTCAATCACGTTCCGAATGCCCGACAAGCCGCGCTAGCGCTACAGCGAGAAACCCAGCTTGCCTTCGCGATGCGCCATCTTCATGGCCTTGGCGAAGGCGTTTCGGTTGGCGATGATCTGCGCTTCGGACAGGCCGCTCGCGGTGTGGTCGTGGTAATGATAGCCACCTGACGCACCGGCTTGGTCGTTCGCGGCAAAAGGGGCATTGCTGTTCGCGCCGGCCGCGAATCCGACTGACGGGACACCGAAAGTCGGCATCGACGCGAATAGCCCCATGACATTCCGCCATCCGCCGGCCTGATCGGCGGGGATGATCGTTTCTCCCTTGTGCAGCATGCCGATGCCGTCCCTGCTCAGGTCGTAGGCGCCGACATCGAACCCGGCCATCGTCCCGTACGATGCCGCTGCGGCAGACATAGCTGCACCGAACCCTACCGCACCGAGGTTCATCGGGAACGGTGCGGCGGCCATCGACGCCGTGCCGCCTGCGCCGGCCTTGGCGGCCTCGGTAGTGATCGTGCTTTGGCCGTCGGTTTTCAGGATCCCGAGCTTGATCGCGAGTGCCGTCAGCTCCTTGGCAAGCCATTGCTCAATGATCTTTGCGATGGCGTCGCCAATCGCCTGCTGCACGGTCTGCCAAAGGCCCTTAACCGTTGCGGCGAACCCCTGCTGCAGCGTGAGCATCTTTGCGATGTTCTGGCTCCAGCCGGACGCGATCTGATTGATAGCTTGGCGTTCGATCTGGCTGCGCTGGAGACTGGCCCTTCGGCTGATGTCGTTAAGGCGCAATTGATGCTGCTTCGCAAGCTGCTCGATCTTGGCATTCTGGCCGTTGATCACATCGGGGTTCGTTGTCGGGTCGGCTTTGAGCTGGTTGAGCTTACGGATCAGTTCGTCGCTGTCGATCTGGAACCGATCGTTTTCGAACTTCTTCTGTTGCTGGAGGAGCTGAGCGTCGCTCAGCGCGCCCATCTGGTTGAGATATTCGGCTTGGGCCTGAGCGTCGTCGACATCGCTATGCCGCATGTCGGCAACGTGCTTGAAATAGTCATCCTGAATGCGCCGGCGTTCATCGGCTTCGCGGCGCAGATACTCGGTGATCTGTCGTTCGGTATCCTTAGCCTGCTTCGATTCCTCGCCGTAATGTTCCTTGGTCGCGTCGACGATCGCTTTGCCTATTTTCGTCTCTTCGGCAAGGTTGCCATGCGCGAGATCGAGCTTCTTTCGAAGCTTATCGACCTCGGATTGAAATTCCTCCTCATGCATGGCGATGCTGGTTTCAGTCGCCTTGCGCTTGACTGCGACCTCCTCGTCTTTCGATATCTTTACGGTGGCGAGGATGTTCGCCCAATAGGCATGTTCTTCCTGAAGTGATATCTGGCGGAACTTGCCTTCAGCGTCGGCTTCGGCCTGGATGGCGAGCTTCTTTTCGTCGAGCGCCGCTTGCCATTCGTTCATCCGGCTTTGCGGCTTCGCTGCGCCGCCGCCGGCATTGCCGTGACCCGGACTGGGCGCCGGCGTCGGTGGCGGCGTTGGAGAAGGAGTCGGCTTGGTCACGCCGCTCGGCGGCGGTGGCGGTGTCTTGTTTAGAACGCCGGCGAGCATTCCGGGCGCGTTATTCTGCAGATCATGGGCCGCACGGAGATAGCCTTGCGCCTGTTCGCTCGTTTTCTTGGCATCGCCGACGATCTGGGCGCCGCGGCGGCGGACGGTGGCGTCGATGTCCGCAAGCCCCTTGTCCCAGTCGGAGGCGATCGAGCCCCAGTGGAGCGTCAGCGCATCATAGGCCACCTGGCCGAACAGCTGGAACGTCTTCTTGATGGCCTCGATGCCCAACCCGGCGAAGTCGAATGCCTCCTTCAACTTGCCCCACCAGTCGAGCGCATAGCCGGCGATCAGGTCGAACTCGATCTTGAAACCGATCGCGAGCGCGACGACCGCGGCGACCACTGTCTTGATCGCGGTGATCACGACGTTCATCACATTATGCTGGATTTCAGACCAGTTC